GTGAGTGTTCTGGGAACCTACCCCCCGCACAAGTGCGGGAAGTCTTCAAACCGGTTCTTAAAGCCGGACCTGAGATCGTCGGGTGATACTTGTATCACCGTCCGTCCTTCCCAGGTGAGGGGGGGTGTTTGGCCCGCCCCCCAGAAGAATAGGATTGAACAGATTTAGCTGTTGCCCCCAAGCGGGTAATTGTATTTTTCTAAGTAGATTCGCGTCTGTGAAAACATCACGGCGCGACAGGGGCCATTGGGGCCCCTGCCGGACATGTACTGACATGTACTGTGTGTGTTTTACAGCGCAAGAGCTGCTAGACCTCCGGTCATGTACTGAGCCGCCGCACGAGACGTGATCGCCCCAATGGCGGTCTGTGCGACGCGAACTCCAGTGTCAGCCAACCTGGACCAATTAAATGAGCTGCCTTGGGCAATCATATTATCGGCGATTGAGCTGGTACTGTGACGCTTGTTGGACACATCATCGAAAGCACCGGTTGGTGCCCTTTGAAGTGCCGCAATAGCTTTCGGCCCTGCGATCGGTGCGATGTGGCTGGCGGACTTTCCGCGAGCCCCCGAACCAACAGCCTCATAATGAATCGCCCACTCCCATTCAAAAGGGAGAGGTAGTTCACTCTGTGCCTGAATAAGAACACAGAGAGGCTGATAATGCGTAGGGTTGGGCGACGCGAAGCCATTGGCCTGATAAGATTGCTCACCAGGCAGCACAGGCTGCCACGCCGCGACCGTCCAGTCATTACCAAAGTTCTTTGCTTTGACCTTGTCATAGGCAGAAACTTTCTCGATTGTGAAATTGTTCACATTCTGATGTTGTGGCTCTTCGAGAGCGAAGATCCGGCCATTCATGTCAATCGGCCTGCCGATGCAGCGGACGCGCAAGGCGCATCCGACGACTCGGACTTGCACGTCTCCTTCAGAGAAGTCGAAGTTTCGAAGTTCACTGTTGGAGTATGCAGCCTGATTATCAGTGCCAGACATGGAAAGGCCTGATCCAGTTCCGGTGGTATACCACACGGCTGGAGAATCAGAGACACAGGTGGTGGAGGCCATAATGCCGCCAAAACCATTGGCTTGAGTCATCCCCGTTCCCCGAGCGAAGGTTTTCCTCTTGGAGGAATCTAAGCAAGGTAGAACGGGAACACAGGCTCCCGCCTCG